GGACGGGCCATCCCTCTCAACCTTTGCAAGCTTGTCGTCGGGACTAGGAGCCGCCCACTCCGTGATCCCGAGGAGGTCCCGGATCTCCTTGGACACCGGATACAAGCGTACGAAGTTGTCCTGATGAAGGACCATGTCGCGAGTGACGGTCATCTGAGCCCAATCAGCGTCGGCCAAAGCCAACTCATGGTCGAGACCTGCAGGGATGGGTTCTCCGTCTGCCAAGACCTCGAGAATGACCTCGAAGTCGATGACGGCGGAATGAAGCCAATCCCGAATGTCCTCACACATGGCCCGTAGGACGTAGTCGCCATCTTCGTAGCCACGCCTCCGGTCGTCATCCGAGTAAACAGACGTCGTCCAGCCTGCCCAACGTGCGCGGTCAGCATACATCTCTGCGAGAGCGAGCCCCAACCAGCGGAGCAGCGGGAGCTGCCTGGCGGCGTGGACGCGTTGAATGAGTGCTGTCGCCAACTGCGCGTAATGGGCCCCTGTCAGCTCAGCGTAGTGCGACACTGAGTCGTACTGAGCATCTACGTAACAGAGGATCGTCTTCTGGAGCCACTTCTTGGGCACGGGGAAGTGGATGTTGAAACGGGGGATGTGCACACGAGACAGAATCTCGATGGCATTCTGAGGCTCGCTCTTGTAAGCGGGCTCCAGAAGCTTGTAGCAATCCTTGTGGATCTCGACCATCCTTTCGGATGCCTGACCGAGCAATGGCGGATCCAGCGAACAGAAAGCCGACACGTCGTCGTCCCCATCGCCGGTGCCAAGGTCGTAGGCGCTGTCGTGATGCCGCAAATACGCCCCGTTCTCAATCCGAGAAATCTCGCTCTCCACCAAGTCCTTGTGATCCCCCGGCTCGTAAAGAAGCCAGAGGCGAAAGACGAGGAAACCGAGCTCCCAGCCCAAGCTCCTAACCAGCTCAAAGCCCTTGTTAAGGAGCTTCGTGTGCCGGTTAATGTCCGTCGTAAAGCGCTCGCCAGAACCAACACCCATGTCCATTGCCTTCAGCGTCATGTCCAAGAACTTGTTCATGATAAACAAGCGACGCTGCTGATCGACGGAGCCATGCCCAGCGACCGGGTCACGCAAAGCGCGAATGCCATCACGCAACTTGCTGAGCAAGCTGCGAACGGCGCGCAAATAGCGATCGCGATCGTGGGTGCAGACAGTACTGTCCATCTTGGCATTGTCCGTGCTGACCAAGGTCTTGTAGATGCGCTGCCCCTTCAACCAGATGGGCCGAGAGAGGTTACTGTGAAACTCACAGATGCGATCATCTTGCTCCTCAATCGTCATGTACTTGAGCATGAGGTGCGGAAAACCATGGTTGCGGACAGATTCCGTCGGGCATGCGAACAAAGTGTTGCTGGCTGTTGCACGTGGACCCATGCTCAGAACCAACCGCGGAAGCTTGTTGACATCCAAGCCGAGCTCGCGGAGCTTCTGAATCATCTTATAGAGCTGTGGCACGTCCTGCTCCACCGACTCCCACATCGCATCTTGCAACTTGCAACCCCATTTCATCGGCAACTTGATCGCGGACATGTGGCGTCCTGGATCTTCCATTGCGACGTAGCCCATGTAGAGCATCATGATGGTGTTGGCCTTGTCCAAGATGGCGTGGGTCTCCGTCGTCATCCACCTGAGTGGAATCTCCTGCCAGTGACGATGCACACCTGCGATGGTGTTCTCGAGGCAGTCCTTGAGCGCCGGAGATGGTGTAGCGATGAGTGGACCAATGCGAATAGCTCCAAGCGACTCGGGTTCATCCTTGTCGGGTTCCACGTACGTGCCGCCGAAGTTGGTCACGTCCTGATCAAGCCTGTCAAGAGAGTGTGGGATCAGGCTGATGGACGGGCGGAGTGCTGGGAGCTTACCTTTGTACACCCGGGCTGGATACGCCGGGTAGGCATGCTCGTCGCCTGGAGAAACGACGATTTCCTCAGCATCCACTGGCTCGGACACTCCATCAACACCGACCTTGACCAACATCCCGCGAGCCCAGCCAATGAGAGTCAGAATGGCAATGTGCTCATAGTCTGACTTATCTGTGGCGGCCTCAAAGTAGGAGCGGTCGAAGCCTCCCGCCACGCGAGTCTGGCCAGGATAGCTCGAAGCACCTCCTGAAGCCTTCTCCTGATCTGCGTGACGGTAAGCCTCGGTGACGATGGCCCATGTCTTGCCGGCGATTTCGTACTCCAGATACGCATCGTCAGACTGACAGCAACAGGCCACCTGGTCGGCGAGATTGGAAAGCCACTGAACCATTCCATTAGGGCTGCGGTTAGAGTATACCAACTCATCCGTTCTCGTCAGGTGGAGACGCACGGTAACCAGCTCCTTGTTCCTCAGCGGCAGCGCATAGACGGTGGGAGCGCGCTCCAGATAGAACGACCATGAGCGGCTGTTCTTGATCTGTTCCGGCTTCACGTGGGGAATCCACGCTTTGCCGGCCCCCCAATGCAATTTCATTGCACCCAATTGATGCTTTGTTCCACCCCGCTCGTTCGATTGCATAGCCATTTGCTGCAGGACCAAAGCGCAATCGACGTCAACACGAGGCCTGAACAGGCCCTGCCACCACCTCGGTTATCAAGCACAGGGAGTATGCTTGAG